CCGCTAGAACCGCCGACTCAACCTCTGGAACGCCTACGTAGGTGCTCGCGCCACTCAGGGTCGCAGTTCCAGCCGGAATTAGGTTCTTTTTTGCGATGTCGGCATTAGTGATCGCCACGCGGAAGGTCGTATCGCTAAGACCGTCTGCAAGAACGGTGTGAGTGCCGTTGAAAGGTGAGCCGGCATTCGCGACCACGACGCTTTGACCTTCGTTGAATACCTGAACGGCATCGAAGGTGAAGATTGCTTGATTGTTTTGCAACTCAACCGAACGAATCGGGCTGGAGTAACGAACGAGCATCGGCAAGACGACCGCTTCGGCGGTATCGATAACGTCGTTCAAAATTGTGTCCGAGTAAAGCGCAGACGAAACACCCAATACCGCACGAAGTTCATTCGCGGTAATAATTGTTGGCATGAGTGCTCCTTTCTGTTAGGGATCCTGGGCGGGCTCGGGATCACACCCGCCCAGGACTATCAGTTACTACGCTACGGTGATGTTACGGAACGCAGTTGCATACTTTCGTGCACATGCGACGTAACCGTAAACGCCGACCTCATATTGTGCATTTGCGACAACGTTGGATCGGATTTGGATCGCTGGTGAGCGGTAGAAGGTTGCTGCGTCAGACGCATAGACAACACCCTTGACGCCGGTTCCGGTGTCGATGTTTGGATCGACAACGAGTCCAAGTCCTGCGATGGTTCCAGCGGTCGAGCCCTGAGTCATAAGACCGGCTGCGTTGCTTGGTGCGGCTGCTGCAAAGAGCGGACGTCCATCGAGGTCAACTGCTGCCAAGAGCTCGGCAAAGTTGCCGGTGTCTGCAAGGAAGCGGTTTGGTGTGCGACGAAGAACACCGAAAGCGTCGGCGATACCGTCTGCGATACCTGCGTAAAGTGTCGCGCCGGATGAAGAACCAGGTGCTCCGAGTGCGATGCTGAACGCATAAGCGTCAGCCTTCTGAGCCCAGGATGCAGCGAGCTCGCGAAGCAAAATATCGACATAGCTTGGGTCGCTTCGCTCGATGAGTTCTGCGTTGATGATGTTTGCGCCACCGATCTTCACCACGTCAACTTCGAGCGATGTGATGGTGGTGTCTGTTGAATCAAGCTCGACACCCTCAGCAGTCACGGCAGTAGTTGCCTGCACGCCGATAACCGGACGATAGAACTTCATGCCGGATGCTGGAAGCGTTCCCTGCTCCAAAGAATCAGCAAATGGCATTGAGTCGTCGATGATGCCGATCAAATCGCGAAGATATGTCGGTGGAACTACGCCGATGTTCTCGGAAGTAGTTGCGACGTCCAAAGCTGCGACGAGGTCGCGAGCATCGGAATCGCCTTGCGCTGCGCGGATTTGCGCGAGTGCGAACTGTCCTGCGGTGACGTTGAGATTCACGCGAGGAGTGGTGAACATAGGTGCAGACTTAGCCTGAACCTCTGCCACCGGTGCTTCTACCGTTTCGACGGCAGGAGCTGGAACGGTAGTGTCGGACACTTCTTCTCCTTGTGTTGTTGGTTGATCCTCAGAAGCGGATGCTTCTTCGGAAACTTGTTCGCCGCTTGCTGCGATTTCAGCGACTCTTGCGCTTGATATGGCGGGCTCTGTGACCAAACTGACCTCGATGAGCTTGGCTGACGAAATAACCATCGCGCCATCCTGATTTGCCCATTCGTTGAGCTTGACGCCTACTGAAAAGCCATCGCGCAATCCTTCGGCTGCTTCGACCAAAGCGTCAGACGCCACGGTCGTGTTTGCGAGCTTGAACTTGGCTTCAATGCCGGTATCGGTAACTTCTGCGCTGAGCATTTTGCCGATTGGCTTGCTCATTTCATGCTCCAGCAAAAGCTTCACGTTCTTTCCGAACTGAATCGAATTCTCGCTGAAAATGGTGCGTCCCGCTGAGGTGTTGCCTTCTTCGCCCCATGTAACGATGCGACCGGTGAGCGTGCGTGACTCTACGTCTGCCGCCGTGATGGTCATTGGGAAATTGATCTTCATCCTAAGAGATCCTCTGCTTTCCTGACTTCCTCCACGGTCATCGCTCCGATGCCGGTGAGAATCTGATAAATCTGTGCTCGTTCCAAAGGATTTCCACGAAGAAAGTCGTCGAGGTCGAAGCGAACGTGAGTTCCTGCCGGTGTGAAATCGTCCATCGAAAGACGCGACTCAATAGCGGTCAAAAGCGGACGAAGTGAGAAATCAATCAAGGATCGACGCTCGTTGGTTGCGTTCGAATACGTCATCGATGTCGTTTCTGCACCGAGGAAATATGCTGGGATTCCGCATTGACGAGAAAGCTCTAACGCGATGTATTGACGAGCCTCGGAAAGTTGAAGCGACTTAGGATCAAAGCCCAAAGCTTGCAATTCGACGTCAGCATTGAGGAAAGCGGTTGCGCGATTCTGGCGACTGACTCTCCATGATTCCAAAAGCGACTTGATGCGCTCGGAAGGTAGGTTCGTGCCGGTCGATTTGAGAACCATCGTTGGGAGCGGTTCTTTTGCGTACAGTTCGGCAGCCTTTTCTAATTCAATCGCTGCTCTGATAGTGCGACCGGCACGATTCAATAATCCCGAGTCTGCAAGGTTGAAGAATGGAATGATAGAACCGACACCGCTCGCAGGTGCTTCGTAACCGTTGATGCTATAACCCAGAATCTCAGTTCCAAGCGGATTTGTTTTCATCGTGACCCATTGAGGATCAAGACGCGTCCATCGACGAATGCGACCGCCATCTGAAGCAATTTCCAAGACTTGACCATAGGCAACGCCATAAAGCCAAAGATCCTGAGCAAGGTATCCGTAAATCAACGACGCAGGAACGCGAGGATCTGGCTGACGAAATGATCGCTCAACCGGAATGCGCTGACCTGTTGCGTCATTGAATTTCTCAATCGGTAATGAACCAATCGTCGATGTGATGATGCCATTAGCGCGTGCAACTGCCGGAACACTCAAAGCGGAAAGTCGAGGAACGCTGATGACGCCGCCTGCAATGTTGAGTGCAGTTTGGTTGACGTATAGCGGTGCGAGAGAAGCTGAAACGTCAACTACGTCGTCAGCTTGTTTTGATGTGCCGAATAGATCGGAAAAGACGCCCATTGATGGATAATTCTAGCACGAAACACCCTCAGATAAACGAAACCGCCGGCGTCCAAAGACCGGCGGTTGCGTTTCCCGAAGTATCGGACTTCAGGAGCGGATCAAGCGAGTTCAGCCTACGACGATGTCGATCCCGTCGTCAACCCGAGTCGCAAAGTGCGTCACTAGGGCAGACGCGACGGCAGCGCAGACGGTTGCGCTAGACGCCCGACGACCGATGACCCATGAAGAATCCCCACGTTGATACTTCACGGCTGAGAGAACTTGCTTGGTAAATTCCTCCTGACCTGAGTGCCTGAACCTTCCTGAATTGATGGCTCCCGACCATTCGTCGCACGCTTGCATGTAATCGTTGCCATCGACGTCATGAACCGGAATACCGGCTGGCATGAGTCGAACCGCAATCGCGGATGCGGTTTGCTTCGAATAAGCAAGCGTCTCGACCTGATACTTACGAACCCACGGCGCGATGTCGTTCGCCAAAGCTTTATCGTCGAGAGCCAAATCTGACTTCCATGTCTGCAAGAGGACGACACCGAATCGGTCGCCGTCGAGCTTTTGAGCCGCAACCAAAGCCGCTTCCTGACGACTAGGGCTGAGATCGATACCGAGCCAGGTGGTCTTTTGAGAATCGAGCACGATCTTCTCATCGCGGCAGGTTTCCCATTGGTCAGGGTCGACCGCACCATTCAAAGTCGTCACCCATTGGCAAAGCATTTCGGTTCGGATGGTATCCGGTGGATCATTGAGAGCCATTTTGAGATTTTCAGGATGGATCGTGTAACCGAGCGATGGATTTGCCTGCGCTAAGCCTTCCCACATTTTCAAGGATCCGTCGATGGGAGTGTCCGGATGTGCCGAGTACTCCCACCAACCGATATCGTCACCCGAACCGCTCAGAGAGGCGAGAGCGCGATTGCGTAACGAATTCAGGATCACCGATGAGGCGTCACCGGCGTTCGAGTAAATCCAGGTCTGCGGATTCCGAGCTGCCTGGAGGGTGTAGCGAATCGATGCCCAGGTTGCTTCGTTTTTATACTCGCGAAGCTCATCGAGGTGGATGGCTTCGGGCTTTGAGATACCTCGGGTCGCGTTATTGCTCGCTCGGTAGATATACCGGGCTCCGTTCATGAATTGGATTTCTTGTTCGCCATTCGCCCAGCGAATCTTCTTCACTTCGCCTGCCAGCTTCGAGGCTTCGACTATATCCACGAGCCGCTTGAAGGATTCTCGGGCTGTTGAGATGGTGTGAGCGGTTCCAATTTGCAGATCGTCTCCGTAAAGCATGGCTCCGGCGAGGATGCGAAGGATCATGAAAGTCGTCTTGCCGGACTGCCTGGCGATCAAAAGCCCATTGAGCGGATAAGCCCACCGACCGTTTTCTTTGACCTTGAGGCTGTTTATGGCGACGAATTCCTGCCAAGGAAGCAAAGGAAAGCCGATTTCGCGGCAGAAGTCAATCATTTCCTGCCCTCGGGAGGGTAAATCGTTGAGTTTTGAATGAATACGAGGCTCAGTCACACCCCTTATTTCCGATATGAGCCGATCATTCACGATGCTTCCTCATTTCGGTCTAGCGACCCAGATTCGTCGCCGTAGTGGACGATTGTGCCCGTTTGAGAGGTAAAAGAGTTCAGAGATCGGAAGAGCAC